GCGTCGCCCTTCGCGATTGCTGATCGATGCCCACTGGGGGTTCTCGACAAAAACGGTCAAGAGATTCTGCCAGACATCGAAAAACGCGGCAGTGGTAATGCCAACGCACGGCCGAGGCATCAGGGCTGGCGATGCTCCGATGGCAGCCTACGGAGTCAAGGCGGGCGAGCGTCGCGGGAACAACTGGATTCTTAAGCCGGACGCCGAAGCGAGTGGAATGCGGCACCTGCTCTACGATACCAACTTTTGGAAGTCGTTCGTTCACTCGCATTTACGCATCAAATTCCCGTCGGCTGAGTCAATTTCGCTTTGGGGACACGACCACCGCACTCACGAAATGTTTGCCGATCACATCACGGCAGAAACTCCGATCCGCACGGAAGGGCGAGGGCGCGTAGTGGAACAGTGGGAATTGAGGCCAGAGCGACCTGACAATCACTGGCTCGATTGCCTCGTGGGTTGCTGCGTGGGAGCTTCGTTTGTTGGTGTTAGTACAGCACAAAACAGAACGGCACAACCACAGCCAAAGAAGCCACGCCAAAAGGTTAAGTACCTATGACAAAGGCCGCACGGATGAAAGACAAACGCAACAGCAAAGAAGCCATCGTAAACCACGTCGCTACCTCCACCTGTCCAACGTGCGGAAGTTCTAAAAGGACGGCTTACAACAACTCCACGTATCAAGAGCTGAGCGGAGTAGACCACGCCGGGAACACATACACCGGAGTGTGGTGGCGGTACTGCCGGTGTGAGGATTGCGGACAAAATCGAGTAGATAAATCGTTTGACTATTCCGCTATACGGAAACAAACGGGCTGAAAACGCAGCTATGGTTACGCGGCCATGTTATTCTACAACGCATGGCAACTTTTGCTGAAGACCAGTTAGAGCGACTCGAAACGCTGCTTGCCGCGAACGTCGGCGTTAGTAGCGTTAGCGTCGATGGTGTATCAGTATCCTACGACGACCTTCTCAAGCAATACGACTACTGGCGAAATCGTGTAGCAAGAGAAGAAGGTACGCGCCCTCGAATTGCTCAAATCAATTTAGGCAGCCCATAGTGTTCAAGCTATTAGCCACAGCCGCAAAATCTTTCTATGCCCTTTCCAATGGCAACGGGTACGACGCTGTCGCTGCCAAAAATCGCCGTCAAGCACCTACTGGAATCCTCAAAAGCGAGGATGGCGAAAACAATCCCACTGAACGCAGGAAGTTGCTATCGGCAGGGCGGGACATCAACCGCAATTTCGCGCTTGCGGCCTGGATGATTCGCCGACACCTGGACTACGTTTCAACGTTCAACTTTCAGGCCAAAACCGGTGACCCTTCTCTCGACGATCAGTTAGAGCGGCTGGTGCGGTGGTGGAGTAATCCGTACAACTGCGACGTGACCGGGCGATTCTCCCTGCAAAAAATGATCCGCATGGCAGAAATGCGGCGGGTAATCGACGGGGACGTGTTCCTGCTCAAGCTCCGCGACGGCACCTTGCAAGCGATTGAAGGGGATCGAGTGAGAACGCCAGACGGCGGACTGCCTGATAACTTGAACAAGTCGCAGCTCACGCATGGAGTGCGAACCGCTGAAGACGGCACGCCGGAGGCGTATTGCATTTGCCGTCGGTCGCGAACCTCCGATGCGGGAAACACTGGAAGCGCTTTTGAGTTCGAGCGGTTGGTGGCGGCTCGGAACATTTACCACTTCGCATACTACGACCGATTCGACCAGGTTCGCGGAATCTCACCGCTGGCCCCGGCATTCAACACGCTGCGGGACGTTTACGAGGGGTTTGACTACGCACTGGCTAAACTCAAGGTGTCGCAATTGTTCGGGCTGGTGTTCTACCGCGAAAAAGATGATGCGGTCGGCGAAGTTGCCACTTCCGACGATGGCACCGGCTACGAAGTCGACTTTGGCAAGGGTCCGGCACTCCTTGACCTAGAACCCGGCGACAAAGCGGAATTCCTCGAAAGTAAGACGCCATCGGCAGAGTTTCAATCGTTCACGCAAAGCATGATTAGCGTGGCGCTGAAAGCCTTGGACATTCCGTATTCGTTCTATGCGGAAAACTTCACGAACTACAGCGGAGCGCGGCAGGCGTTGCTGCAATATGAGCTTTCCGCAAAGATCAAGCGGCACGACTTGATTCAAATGCTGGACCACCTGACAAACTGGCGTATCAATCTTTGGATTCAAGACGGTGTGCTGCCAGACGCTGGTTACAGGTGGGATTGGGTGCCACAAGGCATCTCGTGGATTGATCCGCTAAAGGAAGTGAACGCGAACATTGCTGCAATTCAAGCCGGATTGACGACCCGCACGCGAGTGCTGAGACAGCAAGGCGAGGACTTCTACGACACTGCCGACGAAATGGCCGATGAAGTGGCTTACTTGGTTCAAAAGAAACTGCCGGTGCAGTTGCCGCCGGTTGCCACATTGCAGGAAGTGGAGGCGGGCAATGCGCAGCCAGTACAAAGTTAGCAAGAACTCAATCGCATTATTAGCCTCGGTGGAAGTCAAGACCAACGGAGAAAGCGCGAAGACCGCGCCCATATCTTTAGTGGCACGAACCACCACGCCAGTGAGCAGCGGCGATGAAAAAATCGGCATGTGCGTTCACGACTTTGCTGGGATGCGTGTCGAACGAAACAGGATTCCGGTTGACTACTGCCACGAAAGCTCGAAAGTCATCGGGTACGCAAACCACATCGAAGCGGTGGGCGGAGAACTCATGGCGTCGGGAGCACTGGTGCCATACGGCAACGATCCAACCGACAAAGCCACGGAAGTGATTTACAAGGCGCAGCAGGGGATTCCCTACCAGGCTTCCATTTACACCGGCTCCGACGTTGTGGTGGAGAAGCTTGCGAACGGGAAAACGACTGTTGTGAACGGTGTGAGCGTGATGGGGCCGCTTTCAATCGTTCGCGAGTGGACATTGCGAGGCATCGCGATATGCCCTTACGGGCGCGATGGCAACACTATTTCGGCAATCGCCCTTAACGATCAGGAGACTGTAACCGTGACCGAAACAGAAACGACCGAATCAACCACCGAAGCCACAGAGGTGCAGGCCGTAGAGGTGGCAGAGGCCAACGATACACAATCGACAGAGGCGGCAGCCGTAGAAGTCGAGACAGTTGCAGAGGTGGCGGCAAGCCCTGAAGCCGTATCCGTCGAAGCAACAGCCATGAGCGAGGGGCAAAAGTTCCTTGCAACATTCGGCACTCAGGGGGCAGTGTGGTTTGCCGAGGGCAAGTCGTTCGATGAGGCTCAGGCGTTATTCGCCTTGGCAATGAAAACAGAGAACGAATCGCTCAAGCAACAACTTGCCGACGCCATGTCTAAGCTCGCTGCGAACCGTGGCGAAGCCACGCCGGTAACGTTTTCTGCAAAACCAATCGAGCCGGAAGCCAAGGCGACCGACGCGAAGAAGTTTTCGGGGCGGCTGCCGGATGGGCTGGCGCGTTTTGCGGCTGGAATCCAGAAACTCAACTAACACAAGGAACATAAGCAATGGCAGTTACTACCCTGCTTGACATCGCGAAAGCGAACGCAGCCGACCCGGTTGTGGGTTTGATTGAAGAAGTTGTGACGTACGCTCCCGAAGTCATGTATGGAGCGGCCCGCACGATCCGCGGATTAAACTACCGCACGTTGGTGCGCACAGCCCTTCCCGGCGTTGCCTTCCGCAATGCCAACGAAGGCTCCGCGCTCACCAAGTCGACTTGGGAAAATCGCCTGATTGAATGTTACACCCTCAACCCGCGATGGGAGTGTGACAAGGCGGTTGCCGACCGATACGAAGATGGTGCGGCGGCATTTGTCGCTCTGGAAGCCGACGGGGTCATGAAGGCATCAATGATCCATCTAGGTAGCCAGTTCTACTACGGCACGGCGAACGATTCGAAGGGCTTCCCCGGCCTCGTTGCTGCCTACGATTCCAGTGCAATGGAAGTCGATGCCGGTGGCACGGCTGCCAACACTGGCTCTAGCGTGTGGGCTGTCAAGTTTGGCCCTCAGGCTGTGCAGTGGGTTTACGGAAACGGCGGTTCGTTGGAGATGTCCGAACTCGACACGCAGCGCGTTCTGGATGCTTCCAACAACCCATATACCGCCTACGTGCAAGAGTTGCTGGCCTACCCTGGCTTGCAAGTCGGGAACAAGTATGCAATTGGCCGCATTCGCGACCTCACTGCCGACACCGGCAAGGGGCTGACTGATGCACTCATCGCCCAACTGCTTGAAAAGTTCCCTGTGGGCTACAAGCCGGACTACCTCTTCATGAATCGCCGTTCTTTGCGGCAACTTCAATCGAGCCGCACGGCAACCAACCCAACTGGCGCACCGGCTCCATTCCCCTCGGAATCGTTCGGCATCCAGATCATCGTTACGGATTCGATCACGTCGACCGAAGCCTTATCTTAACCACACATTAACGGAGCAATAATCTCATGGGATACGCACTAAGAGACGGTCAATTGAAAGTTACGAAAACCCTGAATTCGACGGCTAGCAGCACGATTTACAGTGGCGCCATCGACCTGGAACACGGTTCGTTCGGCGACTTACTTGCAGACGTTGAATTCAAATTGACGGTTCCAGCGCTGAACGCGACGATGGCCCCCGATACGCGGACCTTCACATATTCCATCGTGACGGGTGCAAGTTCGGACCTGTCGAGTACACCCACCGTTGTGCATTCGGCAATCATCACGCAGACCGGAGCCAGCAGCGCCGGTGCCGCGACCAACAGCGTGACCTTTCGCTTGCCGGTGGATTGCCAGCAGTATGTAGGCGTGCGTTGCGTAACAGGGGCATCCACTGGCGATGCTTCTAGCGTGTCGCTCACGTTCGAGGCGTTGCTGTAATGTCGATGGTATCCAATGCAATCGCAGGAGCATTGAAAGCAGCGGCAGGCATTGCCGGTGGTTCAATTTCCTACGCACGCACTGGAAGCACCACGGCAACGATACAAGCCGCCTACGGACGCCGTGAATACGACTTTGTGGACGGCAACGCGATAACACGATTCGTTTCGCATGATTTTATTTTTCCCGCTTCGCTTCTCAACTTGGGAAGCGGAGTGGTTTTACCGCGAAAAAACGACACCATCACAGCAACTATCGGCGAAAATTCTAAGACATTTCAAGTCCTGGAAGTCGCCGGTCATTGCTTTCAGTTGGACCCTCACGGCGTGCTGTTGCGGGTTCACACAAAGGAAGTCGGGTAATGGCCGCTGACGTGAAAACGCTTGCCGATGCGATTGCGACCGCGATCAACACGGCGGCGATATTTACAGCGACAGCGGCGTTTACCTATGACCCGGCAGCGGACCTTGACGACCTTTCGACGGAACGAATCGACGTTTGGGAGGACGTGGGCCGGACAAAACAAAGGGCGAACCGTACGCAAGTGCGCGTAACGCAGCCCATCGGCGTGACGATCCGAAAGCGATTTACAGGCTCGGATTTGAGCGGCGAAGGAATCGCAGCAACTGCGCTCGACGCCTACGCCAGCAAATGTGACGACCTAGAAAACTTGCTCTGGCGTGGGTTTGTTTCGGCCTTAAACGCTTGGGTGGATAGCGTCGAAGTTCGCGAAATATACTCACCCGAAGACTTGCGAGAAAACTGCATGTTTCGGCACACCGTAATCTTTACTTGCTCCTGGCACATCAACAAATAACCGGAGGAAAAGCAATGCCTGCCCCAGTGCCGAATAACGACTGTAAGCTGTACTACAACAGCAACACGAACGCGAGCCCGACGTGGGTGCTGCTCGACAGGGTTGTCAACGTGAGTTGCGATTCGTCAGCGACGACCGCACCCACAACGAACCGTTCGAGCAAGTTTGAGACGGAAGAAGTTGTTACCGTCAAGCTCGGCCCGCTCACGTTTGACTACCAGATTTTGAGCGCCGTTGACGCTGACTTCAACGCTTTGCGGGCCGCGTGGTTGGCAAAGGCCAAGTATCAGTTTGCTATGATGGACGGAGCCATCGACACCGCTGGCAGCGAGGGCTGGAAGGCTTACTTCCAGATCACGAAATGCACCGTTACGGAAGACGACGGCGGCGTACGGCGTGCATCGTTCGAGGCAGTGCCGACCGCGTTCTATGAATCGTCCGCACTGGTCGAACCTGCTTGGCTTGTGGTGAGCGCATAACATGCAATCGTTTCGTGATTCCAGCGGGCGCGAATGGTGCCTAGCGATCAACGCTCTAAACCTCCGGCAAGCCAGCCAGAGGTTTGGGTTCAAGATCGTGAAGGCAACGGACAACCCGCCAGACAAGGACACGCTTGACCGCTTGGCAGATGCCGACACGTTCCCCGACGTGGTTCATTGGTTTCTGGTTGATCGACCGCCGCTCGACGAGTTCCTATCTGTGTTGGACGGCCCAACGATTTACGAGGCGGGTAAGGCGTTCTACCTAGAACTGGCAAATTTTTCCCAGCCCCACGCGAAGGGGCTGAACGAAGCGAAGGCGAAGAAAGCACAGGAACTGGTGGAAGTGGCGACGAAACTAGCGGCGACGAAAACGGAAGGGCTGGCAATCGGAGCACTTTTGCAGACGATGAGGCTTTCTGGGAATTTGTCTACGGAGTCGCCGGATACGTTGGAGCCGATCTCCGAGAGGTAACGCTGCGGGAATTGCTGTGGATGCTGAAGGGGAAGAGGCGGCAAGAGTGGGAGCAAGTGGCCAAGTTGTGCCAAATAACGCTGCTGCCGCACCTATCCGAGTCGGC